TGCCGGTCAGCCGCAGCTCGAAGTCGATCTCGCAGGACAGGAAGCCGTACTCGGCGTCGATGTAGCGCGCGTTGCAGTCCAGTAGCTCGACCTCCATGCCCTCGGCGCGGAGCTTGTCGATCACCATGTCGCGGATGAATGGCTCCAGGCGGTGGCCGCGGTCGAAGCGCTTCAGCTGCGCAGCGTCTGGCAGCGGCCTGGACTTGCGGCCGGTCTTCTCGAGCCACAGCTCGACGGGCGTCGCCCAAGGACTCAACCCCATCACGGCAGCTGCATCGCTGCCGCCGAGGAACTTCGAGCGGTCATGTTGAATGGTTGCGGTGTCGGTCACGATTTCTCCATGGTTTACCCAAGGGTGACAGCAGTCACCACACGCCTTGGGCGTCTCCCTCGCGGGGCTGTGTTCTGATCGCTGCAGCAGTTGTGTTCACCACTTGCCGCTGCAGCTTGATCCGGTCCCCAACAGCGTAGGCCGGGTCGGCTCGCCTTCGGGTGGAGAAGGGCCGGTGTTGCTTCCGGTGGACCCATGCAGGTCCGTGACTCGCTGCCACTGCCCGACCGGAGGCACAAAGAGAAAGGGCCTGAGTCCTCGCTCCTTGGGGGTGGTTCCGATGCGCCTTGCGGTGCACGTCCGCCGAAGCGGCCCCTTGAAGCGAAGGCTCAGGCCCTCGTTCTCTGTGTCCATCGGAACCACCCAATGACAGCGGCATCATAGTTCAAGACTCCGGCGATTTCAAATCCACGGGGTATCAGCGCACAGCCAATCCCACAGCGCCCGCCAGAAGCCAGGCTTCGTGTCGTTCACCTCGGCCCGGTGCGCGCGTGGCGGGCTTCGTCGGCTGCGGGGGCGGGGGTCATGTGGCGTCGCCAACATTCGCCGGCTCGGAAAATCCGGCCGCACCATTGATCCAAGCGTCATAACCATGGCAACGATGCACCGGAGGCTCGAAGTGAAAAATGGCGTCGAGTCCAACCCTGGCGTGGCAAGACGGCTCGCAACCGTCAGCCAATGCCTCCGAGGCATCGGCGTCATACACCAATGGGGAGCCGGTGCGAAACGGACAGCTTTTGCAGGCATCACTCATTGCCGCATCTCCGCCAAAATCAGGTTCTCCCACTTCTCCAACAGCGCCGGAGCGAAGAGCGATGCATCAATCTCCTCGCCCTGCAGCATCACTCCGGTGACGATGACGGAGTCTGGTGTTGCAGGGCCGTCGCTGGGCGATTCGCGCTTGCCCTCGGGCTCGCCGGGGGTGTGCTCGAAGCACACCAGCACATTGAGCGCGCCGAGGTATTGCAGGCTGGTCAGGACGGTCACAGCGGCTCTCCCGTGAGTTCTTCGCCCAGGCTGACCATCTTCTCGAAGAGGTGGTTCTGCATCGCGCGGCTGAAGTCTTCCCAGCCGTGACGCAGGTGCAGATACTCCTCGATCAGCGTGCTCGCGAGCTGCTTCGTGCCGCCCATGTGGAACACAGCCTCGGCGATGAAGATCGTGCCGTCCAGCGCCAGCCCAAGCCCGCCGTCACCGAGCGATTCCACGACCTTGATCGGGTAGGCGTCGCGGATGGGGTAGCCGATCTTCCCGCAGAAATCCAGCGCGCGCGACAGGCTCATCAACTGCACCTTGGTCAGGCCGATCTCAGGCGGTTCGAACTTCTGGCGGGTCGTCTCGCGCCACAGCCGCGCCGCAGTCTGGTTCACCTTCAGCATGCGGTCGTTCATGCACTCCCCAACCACGCGCAGGAACGTCTCGCTCGGCGCAACGCCCCAGCCGTGGTAATCGAGGGCGCCTTCCATGGTGGAATCCGGGGCTGTGACGCATTCGCGGATGAAGCTCTCTTCATCCGAATGCAGGATCGCGGTCCGGATGCACGACTCCGCTTGGCTCTGGTACTTGAGCGTCCGGTCCTCCGTCAGCTCCACGGAGCCCAGTTAGTTGTAGGTGAAGACGCCCGGCCGCCCATGCCCGTGCACGCGCACGCCGCGGTAGTAGAACTGCATGCCGGGCCGGCGACGAACCTCGGTGTTCTCCACCGTGAACGCCGCCTTGTCCTGCAGGATGTACAGGTGCCGATCGCCATAAGCCTTGGCGAACTCGGCGCCGCTGACGATGAACTTCGAGACGCCGGCTTCGGGATCGGGGCAGTAGTCGACAGCCTCTTCGGTGCCGCCCTCATCCTTGCCGTTGCAGGAGATCTCGCGGTAGGCCATCCAAACCTCCCACTTCTTGCCCAGCTCGGTCGTGTAGCCCATCGAGACGGGCGCGCTGTCGTCGACCGCCATCGTGATGAACTGGAATTCCTTGCCGCGGATGGTCTGCGTGTCCAGGTCGAAGCGGATCACGCTCAGGCCCGACATGATCGTCACGCGGTGACCGGTGCGCAGCAGCACGGCGATGGCGTACTTCAGGCCGGTGCCGAAGAAGCCGATCGGGTTCTCCGACTCCTTGACGCTGACGCCGAAGGAGGAGATGGACCGCGGGTCGATCTCGCCCGGGTTGGTGAAGAGGATCGTGTTCATGCGGCCTCCTGGGGAAGGAGGCGGTAGGCGACGATGAACATCTTCTCGCCGCCAGAGAAGACGCCATCCGTGTGGCGCCAGCATGCTTCAACCCACCTGAACGGACCAGGGTGCGTGACGCCATCTGAGAACCGAACCGTCGCGCGATCGTGGCCCGCAGGCGGCTCCCCGCCGCTCCACTTGACCCACCCGTCGCCCAGCGCGGCGGCCGGTGCGGCAGCGGGCTTCTCTTGCGCCTCCAGGAAATCGTCGTAGTCGGAGCTGTCCTCCCACTGTTGCTGCACCGACTCGACATCGCCGGAGGGGCGCACCCGAGCAAGCCACACCTCGAATGCGGCCTGTTCGGCTTCCTTGGTGCGCTTCTTCAGGCCGGCCGCTTTCACGGGGTCGACATCCGCCACGCCGACGCACTCGGTCACCGGCACGAGCCGCACCGGGCAGGGCTTCAAGGGAGCCGGCATGCTGTCGGCGATGAGCTGGGCGTGGTGGTGCCAGCCGAGGAGGTGGTCGCGTGTCATGGTGTTCTCCGTTCAGAAGCTGTGTTCAAGGGACATGTGCAGCACCGTCCGCGCCTTGACCAGATGGCCAGGCACGAGCGTTGCGCGCGGTGTTGCGCCGAGGATCTGGATCGGCGGCGCGTAGGAGACGGCAGCGAGCGGCGCCAGGTAGTTGCGCGACCAGCCCTCGCCGCTCTTGATCTTGTAGCCGGTGATCGCGCCGAGCGTCAGGCCGAAGCCGCTGTGCTCGAACGTCTGGCCGAGGTAGAAGCTGTTGCGACGCAGAGTGTTGCGGTACCCGCCGAACGTCAGGCCGTCAGCGGTGCGACCGTACAGGCCCCAGTTCGAATTGTTGTCGGTGTCTTTCGCCGGCACGTGCAGCGAGTGAGCATGCAGCCCGACCGTCAGCGGCTCGGCCCGCGCACAAGTGCCAAGCACCGCAGCGAACACGCACAGGACGATGAAAGCGAGTATGCGGCCCATCATGATTGCTCTCCGGTTGCTTTCGCGATGGCGGTGCGGTAGCGCGCCACATCGTTCGGCGTGAGTTGGTCGAAGAAGCGCACGGCGTGCTGAAGCTCTGCGAGCAACTCCTTTGCCGCCGAAAGCAGGTGCGCATCAGGCATGTCGCACTGGTCGCTACCGCTGACCTTGCGCTCGATGACGGCAACGCCCGGCTCGATGAAAATGTAGAACTCGGATGGCTCGCCAGTCGCGTCGAGTTCGCTGACGCTCCAAGTCCCCGGCGTGTGCTGCTCAGCCATGGTGTTTTGCCCCTACAATGACCTTTCTAGCGATTCGAACAGCTTTCGCTTCGGAGATCGTGTCTTCGTTGCCGAACGTTTCCTTATATGCATTTCGCCCGAGGTATGTGGCGGCTGTATGCCCGTCTTCGCCGAGAACGATCACCCGAACTGCAAGCCCGGCCTTGATAAGGTCATCGCGACCAGCCTTGCTCGGCACGTCGCCGTCCCACAGCGGACCGCGTTCAACAAGCGCCACGAGCGTATCGAGTTGCGCTCCACTGATATTTCCCGCGTTGCTCATCACAGACCTCCGAAGCCAGAGTCAGCCACATCCGCCAGAGCCTTCATGCTGCAGCAGTCCTGCGTGACGACATGCCCCTTGCTGCAGGTCAGGCTCGGCACGTCGTGCTCTGCGAAGACCTGAGCAAGCGCTTCTTGCTGGTTGGGCGCGTCGACATCTGCAATCACAAGGCGGCCCTTGCGATCGATGCCGGTGAGGTGGTAGAGGCTCACTTCAATTCCTTCCAGTACCCGGTCTGCAGGTTGAAGTCGCGCAGCTCGCGCTTGAGATCCTTCAAGATCCACGGTGGCACGTGACGCAGACGGCCAGTGATCATGGCCGCCATCTGGCTGGCATTGGTGTCCGCTGCCTTCTGGATGTCTCGCGCCTCGCTCAGCGCTTGGCGAATCGCGTCGAAGGTGTTGCTCATGACGTTCTCTTTCAGTTGATGGGGTGAGGTCAGGAGGTGGCGCGGGCGATCAGCGTGCAATGCTGAAGACGTTCTCGGCGCCGTACATCGAAGCCAAGCGGTGGTAGTGCCGATAGACCATGCTGAACTGCGCATGCGATCCGGAAAGCTGGCGCCGAACATACAGCGCATACATGCGGTTGAAGATGTTGCTCATTTTCAATCTCCGTACAGGTATGGGTGGTTAGGAGGGGCTGGAGCCACGGGGGTTCAGGCGGCAAGCATCAGCGGAAGTTCAGGGCTGTTTGTATAAGCGAACAGGAACCAGTGACGAGTGCGAAGCGCCTGCAGTGTGCGCAGTTCGTGAATCTCGCCGGTCTTCGTGATCTTGAAGACTCGGCCAGGGAAGTTGGTCTTCAGGGCCGCGCGGATCTGTTGGTTGTTCATGGCGTGCTCCGTTGCGTTGCTTGATTCGATGCCTGAACTTTAGCCATGCCATGCGTTGCTGACCATTTGCTTTTAGCTATTGCGTCAGACACATGCGATAGCAAAAGACAAATGGCCTTCCGAGTCGATATCCATCAAGATTTCGGCATGCAAACACCACCTCAATCCATCGTCGCCGGCTCGGTTCGGATCGAAGTGAAGAACGGGCAGCTCTACATCTGCCCAGCCAAGAATCCGCCAGGCGCACCGGTTGTCATCGACCTGAAGCGCTTGGAGAATTGGGTCAAGCGGATCTATCGAGAGGGGGTGCTGAAATGATCACCGCCCACCAGTACGCCCAGCAGCTGTGCCAGGCGTCGCAACCGGTCGCCGCTGTCGTGGCGCCGCAGACGTATGAGCCGGCTTGCGTCTGTTCCTGGAAAACCGCTGTCGCAGCCATGGACGAGACGATCGACTATCAGCCGAAGGAGGCGCAATGAGCAACGTAAAGAAAGGCGATGTCGCGCAGGTCAAGGGGTTGCCGTGGCAACTCGATCCGCTCAACGGGCAGATCGTCATCGTCGGCGACCAGGAGCCCTGTGGGTCGGTTCTCGGGTGGAAGGTTGAGCCACAGCTCGAATTCGTCGCTCGCGGACCGTTTTCGACTCCGGGAGGCGTTCGCGCGACGGAGGGCGAACGCCTCAAGGTCGACGGGCTGGCGGACAAGTTCCTCCGGCCCATCCGCGACACAGGCGGCGCCGACGAAGTCAACGCCATCGCTCAGCGCAAGAGCGGGCGGGAGGTGGGGTCGCCCGTCGAGCATCAGGAGCAAGTCAAATGAGCGTCACCTACGTCAACCACAAAGGAGAGACGGTCTGCCCTGACCAGATCGCTCAGAAGCACAAGCCGAAGCCCAAGGCGTCGACCGCACTGAAGACGCTCGACACGAAGGACGGCGCGACCGTCAGCATGGGCTTCGAGGTCGCCGGCTTCAGCATCGAGCACCTCGCCGAGGCCAAGCGCAAGCACGAGATCGAACTGGAGGGCCAGAAGGATCGCGCACTCGTCAAAGGCGAGAAGAAGCTGGGCGCATGGGATGAGGACGCCTACATGCGAGAGAGCAAGCCGAAGCGCGTGGCGCCGAAGCCCTACACGCTCGCCAGATCAGCCGATCAGTGCGCCGAGATGGCCCGCAAAGCAGGCTGGAAGAACGTCACCGTCCGCGAGATCCTGAAAGGCTGACGATGGACGCCCGCACCCGCCGCGCCAAGGTCCGCCAGCTCTGGCCGCAGTGCGGTAACGCGGTCTGCTGCTACTGCGACGTGCCGTTGAAGCGCTACGGGGACACCAGCGCGCTTGGCGCGACGCTGGACCACTGGATGCCCGTCGCGCTCGGTGGCAGCAGCGAGCTCGACAACCTGCGCCTGTCCTGCCGCCGCTGCAACAACCTCAAGGCCGACATGCACCCGCTGGTCTGGCTCGAGCTGCCCAGGCCCAAGTACGTCCACCAGCCGACGCGGTATGAGCGGAAGGTGGCGGCGCTGCAGAGGTGTGCGGCGCGACGGGCTTGTAAGGTCGAGGAACAGCAGCTATGATCCGCACCGTCATCACCGCCATGATGAAGGAATCCAGAGGCCTTTGGCTTCAGCTTCAAGCCCTTCAGTGGGAGACTCATGGCGGTGAGTGGAGCTGGAACCAAAGGCCTTTTTCTTTGCCTGCACCCCAGCTCCTCGACCGCAAGAGACGCGTCAGGAGTGGGCCTGCATGGGCCGCCTCTCAGAAACAACCGGACTCCTCCTACCCGAGATGGGGGATCGCTCAGCGGGTGCAACTCCCGAAAGCTGGGCGGGCTTGGTTTGATCCAGACGGCCGGGGTCGGTTAAAAGCCGCAAGGTCTGGCACTGCACAGTGGAACCTCCTGCTTCTGCTCACCCTGTGGGTAGGGGTGGGTTTGCGTGGAACTCTCCAAGGAGACACATGAAAGCATCAGCCATGGGCGGCTCCGCGCCAGCCTTCGAACGCTTCTGGAACGCATGGCCTCGCAACGGTGGCCGCTACAGTCGCAAGGGAGGAAAAGCAGCCTGCCTCGCGGTCTGGAACAAGCGGTACCACTTCACGCAGGCCGAACAGATCATCAAGCACGTCGAGTGGCTCAAGACCACGGCTGACTGGCTGAAGGACGGTGGCGCTTACATCCCGGCGCCGCTGGTGTATCTGAACCAACAGAGGTGGGACGGGGCCGAGATACCTGAGTTCGATGCGCCATCGCTGAACCGCGAGGTCGACGCAACCGCGCGCTACCTGGAGGAGCGAGCAGCACAGCAAGTCTCAGCACCGTCCGAAGAAGCGCGGGCCAAGATGTTGGCGGTCCGGAGATTGTTGCAAGGAAAGCAACAATGAGCGCGATGGTTCTCGCCTGCATGGGCGGCTGGTGTGTTCTGCGCGACCACTGCCAGCACTACCACGCCGAGTTCCGCGGCCAACCCAGCGAACGCCTGTGCATCCCCGGGCAAGACGGCAGGAGCGATCTGGCCGACGTTCAGGTGACCAAGCAACAGCGCGTGATCCGCATTGCAACGCCGGCTGATCCGGCAGGGGGCGACGAATGACCATCCACGTCACGCCCTACGAGGAGAAGATCCTCGCCATCCTCTGTCCCAAGTGGGGAACTGACACGCGCAGAATCGCGGAACGATGCGGCCACGTCGCAGGCGGTGTCAGCCGAGCCAGTCAGTCCGCGCTGGTCCTGAACTCTCTCAAGCGCCTGGAGAAGCACGGACTCGTGAAGCGGCTGGACGGCGAGCTGCCGATTGCTTGGGTGCTGGCGAAGGAAGGGGGTGCGGAATGAGCGAGAAGCGAGCAGCAACGCCCGACGAGGCTGAAGAGTTGGCGAAGAAGGCGCTGGGCGAATACCTCAACGCCTGCCACATGCAGAGCCACGACGACCTCGGCAATGCGCTGATGAAGCTGGCCAGCGTGGTCGGCGTGTACATGGCGGCCAATGAGGGCAGAGAGATCGCGGCGCAACGCCTTGAAGGAACCGCCGCGTTCATCCGCAAGAACGGGCCGAAGTTCCCGTGCAAGTTGGAGCCACTGCAATGACCCCTGCACCCATCCCGCGCGCGCCTGCGCGCATTCCGAGCGAAGGAGAAGGCCAATGACCGACACCCGAACCTGCCCGCCATGCACGGGCGAGTGCAATCAGGGCCGGGCGTGTTCTGCAGCGATGCATGAGCGCCAAGAGCCCCTGCCACCACCCTTCACCGCCGAAGAGCACCTGCAGACCGTGCAGTCGGCGTGGAACGGGCTCACGGTGTCGCTGGCGATCGTCTGCGCGATCATGTTCGGCGTGCTGGTGGTGCACGCTGCTGCTCGGGCGGGGTGGCTGCCGTGAGAACATTCCGCGAATGCATCCTCAGCACCCTTTCGTCGAAATGGGGTTCATGTGTCGGTGACATACATAACTTGATCGGTCGCCAGCCCGGAGCGGAAACGATCGACCAGCACCGTGCAGCCATCCGTCGAGAACTCAGGGCGCTTGAAAGGGATGGATTGGTCCGTCGAATGGATGAGGATTACCCGGTCGCATGGATGCTGGTGAACGAGCCGGCTTCAATGCCATGACCCGCCGAGCCGCCAGAGTAGACGCCAACCACGCCGAGATAGTCGGCTGCTTCCGTGCATGCGGATGCGACGTGCAGAGCCTGGCTGCGGTAGGCTGTGGCGTGCCTGACCTGCTGGTGCATCAGCGATCGACGGGTAAGTTGTGGCTGGTCGAGGTGAAGGATGGCAAGAAACCGCCGAGCCAGCGCACATTGACCAAAGATCAGCTGGAGTTCCACGCCGTTTGGCCCGTGCACGTGGTCATGCGGGTGGAGGACGTGCCGGTTTTGCTGGCTGGACGGCCGGCTGCGGCACAATCCGATGCCATGAGCAGGAGCAACTGAATCAGCAAGCCGGCGGCTGAGATGTCCGGCGCAACGAGGGGAACGACACCATGAACTACGGCAGCAATCAAGCGGGGCGCCAACTTGGCAACCTGAACATGCAACAGGCGATCAAGGGCGCAGCTACAGAATCACCTCCCACCGAGGTCATGCGCCTGATCAACGCACTTGACCAGACGATCGCACACACCCGCGAACTCGATCGGCAGCTTGAGCAGCGACTTGAACATGTAATCTCTGCTGCTGCCCCGGTTGGCGAGGCGACGACCGGCGGTCCAGCGGAGATCATTCAATCGCCGCTCGGAAATCGCATTGCAGCCATGGAACGCGAGCTGGCGAATCACTGCTTCGCGATGCAGGCGCTCCTGAGCCGCCTGAAGGTGTGAGGATCTTCAACCCCTACGCAACATTCGGCGCATCGCGCTGAGGAAGGCTCGCATGACTGTGATCGCATGGGACGGGAAGACTCTGGCGGCGGACAAGGCATCCACATGGGTCGGGTATGCCAGCATGGTCACGAAGATCTACCGCGTGCCCGCCGGCATCATCGGGTTCTCTGGCGATGGCGATCACGCGATGGCACTGCTTGAATGGTTCCGCGAGGGAATGCAGCGCGACAAGTACCCGCCCGCGCAACTCACCGAGCAGCGCGCCAGCGGCGTCCTCATCACGCTTGATCGCCGCATCCTGATCTACGACAAGACGCCATTCCCGCAGTACAACCAGCAGCCGTACTATGCGATCGGCGCCGGCCGCGATTACGCGCTCGCTGCGATGTTCCTTGGGCACGATGCACGACGCGCCGTCGAAGTCGCTTGTGCGATCGACATCAACTGCGGCAACGGCATCGACACGCTGACGCTGGAGGATTGAGCATGGACCGAGAGCTGATCCAGCGCCTGGCAAGCGAAGCCGACTTCTCGATCGTTGGTGGCCAGATCATGACCGAGGCAGGCGAGCGCATCGGGTTGCGCTTGCAGCAGTTTGCCGCCCTGGTGGCCGAGGAGTGCGCCAAGATTGCGGAGAACGTCGAAGTGCCCTTCGCTCGTGACAACGGCGAGGAACTCGCTGCCGCCGCCATCCGCGCGGCATTCCCGAAGGTGTGACCATGATGCGAGCGCTGCTTCTCATCCTATCGCTTGGCGGCCTCGTTGCTTGCCTTCTCGTTATCTTCGGCGCTGGTGCTGGCATCGGAGCAGTCCTCTTCGGTGGCGCCACGACGCCATATTCGCAACCGCTGCTTGTGTTGCTGTCGATTGCAGTCATCGGTGGCGCCTGCAGCATCATCTGCCTCGGCTTTTGCGCTTGGCTGCTGCGCTGAACGATAGGACTGACCATGGCCTTCGACCAAGCCATCGCCGACCGAATCTGCGAGTTGATCTGCGAGGGCAAGCCGCTCAAGCCGATCTGCCGCATGGAAGGCATGCCGAGCTGGCGCACGGTCTACAACTGGATCAACGACGTGCCCGAGTTCGCGAAGGCGATGGAAGAGGCTCGCCGGCTCGGTGCTCGCGCGATCGCGGAAGAAGCGCTTGAGATCGCCGATACGCCGATGGAGGGCGTCGAGATCACCACCGATGAGAAGGGGGTCAGCGAGAAGCGCGGCGACATGCTCGGGCACCGAAAGCTGCAGATCGAGACGCGGCTGAAGCTGCTGGCCAAGTGGCACCCGCGCGAGTACGGCGACCGCGTCACGCAGGAACTTGTTGGGAAAGACGGCGGCCCGGTCGAGTTCACCGAGATCCGCCGCACCGTGGTCGACCCGAAGAAGCCGTGAGCGCTCTCGACATCCCGACGGCTCGCTGCTTCCTGCCGCTGCTGGCGGACAAGGCCCCGGACGGGTTGCCGCCTCGCTACTTGGGCGCTCATGGCGGCCGGGCCAGCGCGAAGTCCCACTTCTTCGCCGAGCTGCTGGTCGAAGAGAACCTGCGCATGAAGATCGATAGCGTCTGCATCCGCGAAGTGCAGAAGTCGCTGCGGTTCTCGGTCAAGCGCACCATCGAGGCCAAGATCGCCGCGCACAACGCCGGCGCGTACTTCACGGTCCAGGACAAGATCATCACATCCTCGCGCGGCGGCATCACGATCTTCGAGGGCATGCAGAACCAGACGGCCGACTCGATCAAGTCGCTCGAGGGGTTCAAGCGCGCGTACGTCGAGGAGGCACAGACGCTCAGCCAACGCTCGATTGACCTGCTGGACCCGACGATCCGCGCTGACGGCAGCCAGCTCTGGTTCGCATGGAACCCGCGCTTCCCCACGGACCCGGTCGAGAAGCTGCTCCGCGGCTCGCACCTCCCGCCAGGCGCCATCGTGGTGTCCGCGAACTATCGCGACAACCCATGGTTCCCGAAAGTTCTGCGCCCCAAGGTCGATTTCGACCGCCAGCACGACAAGGACAAATACGAGCACGTCTGGATGGGCGGCTACGAGCAGCACAGCGAGGCTCGGGTGTTCCGCCGGTGGCAGGTCGAGGAGTTCGAGACGCCCAGCAACGCCACGTTGCGCTTCGGCGCTGACTGGGGTTTCTCGGTCGACCCGACGGTGCTGATCCGCTGCTTCATCGGCCGCTGGGAGAACGGCATTGCCATCGCGGACGACCACGGGCGGCACCTGTTCATCGACTTCGAGGCCTACGAGATCGGCTGCGACATCGACAAGACGCCTGCGCTGTTCGACACCGTTCCTGACTCGCGCTCCTGGCCGATCGTGGCGGACAGCGCCCGGCCAGAGACGATCAGCCACATGCGGCGGCACGGCTTCCCGAAGATGGCCGCCGCCATCAAGGGCGCCGGCTCCATCGAGGAGGGCGTGAAGTTCCTGCAGGGCTTCGACATCGTGGTCAGCCCGGCCTGCGTGAACGCGATCGACGAGCTCACGTCCTACAAGTTCAAGACGGACCCGCTCACCGGGAAGGTGCTGCCGATCCTTGAGGACAAGAAGAACAACGTCATCGACGCTCTGCGCTACGCTTGCGAGGGAGCAAGGCGCGCTCAGAGGGCCAAGCCGGTCATCCAGCGGCCGGAACCGGTGCCGATGGTCAGCCCCTTCTCCCGGCGCTAAACTCGCGCCACCGCTGAGCATTCGAGCGTCCAGCAGCTCCCGTTCCACGTGAAACCGTGGGGAGTTGAAGCATGACGATCAGCAACAGCGAGCGACTGAACAAGGTTCACGAAGACGCGATTCGCGAATTCGACGAGATCCAGGTGTCGATGCGTTCCGAGCGGCTGCAGTGCTTGCAGGACCGCCGGTTCTACTCCATCACGGGGGCGCAGTGGGAGGGGCCGCTGTCCGAGCAGTTCGAGAACAAGCCGCGGTTCGAGTTCAACCGCGTGCACTTGGCCGTCATCCGGATCATCAACGAATACAGAAATAACAGAATCACCGTCGACTTCCAGCCGAAAGACGGCGCGAAGGACGACGAGCTCGCCGACACGTGCGACGGCCTGTACCGCGCTGACGAGCAGTCCTGCACCGCGAACGAGGCCTACGACAACGCCTTCGAGGAGGGGGTCGGCGGCGGCTTCGGCGCATGCCGCCTGCGCGCAGTCTATGAAGACGAGTACGACGACGAGAACGAGTGCCAGCGCATCCGCATGGAGCCGATCTTCGACGCCGATAGCTGCGTGTTCTTCAACCTCGATGCCCAGCGCCAGGACAAGGCCGACGCCAAGCGCGCCTACGTGCTGACGCCGTACACGCTGGCCGCATACAAGGAAGAGTGGGAGGACGATCCCAGCAGCTGGCCGAAGATGATCACGCAGTCCGAATTCGACTGGTGTACACCGGACATCGTGTGGGTCTGCGAGCTGTACAAGATCGAGGAGAAGTCCGAGGTCGTGCGCTACTTCCGCGGCCTGGACGAAGACGCCGAGGACATGCGCGTCACGCAATCGCAGGTCGACAACGACGAGAAGCTGCTTGAACAGCTGGCCGCCACCGGCTTCCGCCTGGTGCGCGAGAAGCGCGTCAAGCGCCGCAAGGTGCACAAGTACATCCTGAGCGGCGGCAAGGTGCTCGAGGACTGCGGCTACGTGCCAGGCACCGAGATCCCGGTGATCCCGTTCTACGCCAAGCGCTGGGTCGTCGACGGCGTCGAGCGCTGCATGGGTCACGTGCGCCTGGCCAAGGACGCTCAGCGTCTGAGCAACATGCTCATGTCGTGGCTGGCTGAGATCGCCTCGCGCTTCGACATCGAGAAGC